TTATTCAACTTTTTTACAAAATATTGTAAGCGTGTGATTACGTCCGTCATCATTGGTAATTGATTGAATATTATACATCTGTCCTTTGTACCTTACTTGATGATAGGTTTCAATGCCTTCACGATAACGAATGATAAATCTCATCGGCTGTTCATTAATAGTGAACCCTGCTTCTGCAAACTCTGAACCTTTAAGCGTCTTAACGTCGCACCACGGTTTAGCTATAACCGTGGTAATCATTCCCTCACCAGGCATAAAAGCGTCAGGGTCTTCTCTTTCTTCTATAATCTCAATTCTGTTATTAAAATGATATGCCATTGTTTACCTCCTTAATTTCGATGTCGAAATTTTGAAATTTCGTTAAAAGTTGTAACTCCTAAATGGTTCGTCAACGAACCATTTGAAAATTTGTGGGTAGATGTCTACCCAAATGATTCACCGGTGAACCAAAGCGAGCGCTCGCTTACATCGCTCTTAAAAAACTTTCATAGTTATCAAACAATCCTACATACGCATCTAACAAGGACGCTGTACCGTCTATACGACGTTTAGGCGATTGATTCTTCACAGGTACAATATTACCGTTTCTGTCGGTCTCTAATCCTGTGTTACTTAAACACCATTTTAATATAGGGTGGTTATTGTAATTCACTTTATGTTTCTTTAGATCAGCCCCTAGATTCTGCATAGGTAAGCTTAATGTTTTTGCACCCTGTGGCGTACGCACCATTTTAAAGCCGTGTCCTTCCATCTCAGAAACCCAATAACGTGCTGAATAGTTATCGTAATATATCCACAGTGGTGTTATTTCATAATCTTCAATCATTTCAACAAACCAATCTGTGATGTCGCTGTAATCAATCGTATTGCCACGACACAGACGCAACAAGCCTTGTTCATACCATTTGTCATAAGGTATCTTGTCATTGTCCACACGTTCCCTCAGATTGTCCTCAGGCAACCAATACATCTGATGGACATAGCGCATTTCAGTATCTGGATCTACAAATAAAAGTGTGGCACAACTTAAATCCGTTGTGATACTTAAATCTGCGCCTCCTATTGCGTACCAATCAGCAAAATCTTTAATATCGAATGTAGCTGTATTGTTAATCTGTTCAAAGGTCAACCATGCATTATGGCTAGTTTTGCGTACGTTGAAATCTTTGGTGAGTATGCCTGTAAGATTGTTTGCGTCGTTCTCTGCACGTGCTACTTTTCTCTCTAAATCTTCAACACGTTTCGATATATTAAGAGACGGGTTCGCTTTCTGCCAGCACTCCGATTTTTTATATTCGCTTTTTTTATCCAGTTCATACATAATAGGCAAAAAGTTATCATCTTTAAAATTACCATCTACCACATTACACGCATACTCATATAAATCATCAAAGATAGTTCCCCGATGTGTTCCTGCTGTGGTAATCATAATCAGTAATGGTTGTGTCCGCGCGGATTGAGATTGTTTCATCACTTCGTAAAGGTTTCGGTCTTGTATAGAATGCAGTTCATCAATCACGACCAAATGCGCATTCAAACCATCTAATGAATTTGAGTTCTTACCCAACGATTGCATTTTAGAGAAGTTGTGACTGAAATATAAATCACTCTTGCGTTTTCTGATGTTACGGCTCAAATCGGGACTTTGCTTAATCATCTCATGCGCTTGGTCAAATAAGATATTTGCTTGGTCACGTTTAGATGCAACTGAGTATACCTCTGCCCCGCTTTCTCCGTCTGCAATCATCATATACAAAGCGATAGCTGATAACATAGTTGTTTTACCATTCTTACGTGCGACATAGAAAAAAGATTCAGTGTAACGACGTTGGCCTGTGTCTTTATCTACAAAGCCGAATAGTGCCGAAATATAGGCTTTTTGAAACAAGTCCAGTATTAAAGGTTTGCCTGCAAGTTCACCCTTTGAATGCCTGCAAAACGTTTCTATGAACTTAATAGGACGTTCTGCTTTAGCATGATCATAAATATATTGAGGGTGGTTGTACATATCATCAATCAATTTTTCATATTGATTGGTGATACGTTTAGATGCCACAATCTCCCCGCTTTTGATTTGGCGGTAATATTCTTCAATATAATTAAGCATTGTTGACAAAATCCATAAATGCGTCGGATTCTTCTACGTTATCAGGTAATAACGTCAGCAATTGTTTGTATGTGGCGTTGTATTTAGTCACAGTTGTATTGTATGCCTTCATTGCGGGGTTTTCTTTAAGAAAAGATTGTTCACCTTGTGTAAATAGATAAGTTGCGCCATGTTCACGTACAGTATCCTTTAGTTCTTCCATTGTCGCTTTCATAAATGTTAACTCTTCCAATAGGTCGTAAGCAATATGTTTATTACTAACACTATTTTCATCAATATACTTCTTAAGCTTTTGTAAATTAATTGATTTCATTTTTATATACTCCTAACTTTATTTAAATTACCCCTTAATTTTGAAAAGTCGGGTGGAGGAAAAGGAAGCCCCACCGCCGTCTCCCTGTTGTGTACAATTACACTTTAGTATAGGGGGTACTTATTTTATTTATTCTATAATTTTATTATATTAACATGCTCGTCAAACGCTAATGCCTCACTGATTGCCGGACTGCCAAAGTGTTCTTGGTTGTGGCACGTTTGGCATAACGCTTCTAATACATCGTGATTCAATGATACATGCGGATTCTGGTAATTATCTGCGTTCAAATGTACTTTGTGATGACAGATAGAAGCTACATCACCGCAACGCTCACATATATAATGTTGTTGTGCCATATAACTGTCTCTGCACTTTATCCATCGACTGCTTTTATAAAAAGAACGCGGAATACTCCTACTCATTATATTCACGCCCTAATGCGGTTAAGGACACTAACAAACTATCAATCGTACGTTTTAATCGCTCGCTATCTTGATTCTGTGGATCAAACCATAGTTGCAATATAAACTTAGCTGTCGTTTGTGCTAATGGTTGTACAGGTTCATCTAACCAATCACGCCCAGTAGTCAAGTACAAGTAATTAGGTATTGCTTCAACTAGTGGAATAATAATATCGTCGTTGAAGTCACCATCTACACGTAACGCATTGCGTGCATCTTCAATAGATATAATCATTGTGTTCACTCCTTTATAAATAAAGGACACCAGCTAATCACTGATGCCCTCACTGTTTTGTGTTTACGCTGTAGGTGTAGAAGTTGTTGCTGAACCTGATAACTTCACAAATGCTTCATCTACTAATACGCGTGTATCTGCTACTGCCATTGCACGATAATCAATCAAACCTGAACGGAATGATGATTCACGTGAGCTTTCAAGCATAATACCTTGTGGCAAGTTATAACCGATATAGTTATAGTCACCTAATAGAATTGTACCGTCTTCGATGTTGTCATCAATGATAACTGGTTTGCCAAAGATATATCCCACATTCTCACGTTGTGTATCTTGGATAAAGATAGGTCTTTCGTTCGCGTCCATCACACCATACACTTGGTTATATAATGTGGCGTTGCTCATTGCGAATTTAGCATTTTGTGCATAACCACGTGCTAACATACCTAACGCTTTTGTGAAGTCTGTATATTTGCCTGTCAATGATAAGCTATTTGTATCGTCCCACGTAATACCTGTCAAGATACCTTGCCCTTGGTTAGTACCTGTACCGTTGATTAACGCATATTCAATTGCTTCAACAACACAGTTAGTCAATTCTTCAACAAGATATGATTCGAAAGCTGAGATTGACATTGTTTTAGCTTTAACTGAGATACTGAAAATTTTAATAATCTCATTCGCTTCAAATGATACGGCTGTTGTAACTGCTTTGTCTGCTTCAACGTATGCACCTTCTGTATGCCATTCTGCACGTTCTTGTGGCGTACTAATCGGGATACGGATTTTAGTAGGCATATTGAATGAACGAACATTAGCTAGTAATCCGCCTTGTGTTCTAGCACGGCGAATGACTTCATTCAACGTTGTTTCAGGAATTACCGCACTGGCATTTGATGAAGATGTAAATTCATCTGCGCGATGTTCAGTTTTTTGTAAATCCATTGCATGATTGAATGTACGTTGTTCCACATTAGATAATTCTTGTCCTAACATTGTTTTGAAAAATGCTAATCTATATTCATCTGAACCAAAGATATTTTCTTTTGGTACATCTTGAGTTTTAAATTGTTGTCCTGTAATTGGATTATATGAACGTTGTTCCACTTGTTCCTGCTCCTTTTCTTTGATATTTGCTTTCGCTTGGTTTAAGCCTTCGATTTCTACGTTTAACTTAGTTACATCTGCCTCAGGGTCATTCTCAATTGTACCTCTGATTTCCCCAGCGCGTGTTTCAATATCTTCAAGCGACGCATTGCGATAATGGTTAAATGCTTCTTGTACTGTATTGAACATATTATTTTAACTCCTTCATAAATAGTTTATTTAAATTGATTTTTGCTTTTTTAATTTGTTGTTGTCGTTGTTCTGCTTCCTGCATTTGACTTCTGGCTTCAACAGATGTTTCTGAATAAGCAGGGAAATTTACCACAGAAAACTCTAACACTTTATCTATTTTTGTAATTGTACGTGTGCGTGTTTCTACATCGTATCGACTGCCGTCTGATACAGTAAATCCAAAACTAACGCCTGACATATCACCACGTTTGATAGATTCATAGACGGAACGGGCTTCTTCGGTGTTTGCCAACACTGCCCTAAAATGCATGCCTGCATCGTCTTTCCATATCTTCATCGTTTTAGGTGATTTGGCTAATGGTAAACGGTTATGATCGTGTGACACTAATAAACGTGTGTCATTGAATTTTAAACCGTCCAGCGCATTACGTTTGATGATTTCAGTATATGAGCCTGTCGGTGTATTAATCAGTGCCGGTTTATCAAAGACAATAGCTGTACCTTCAAGCACCATTTCATCGTCTCGAGTTTCCGCTTGTATTTCTGCACTTCTAATCTCTTTCATCAGGTGTCGCCTCCTCATCGTCGATTTGATATTGTTTTGCTAATTGTTTTTCTATATAGTTCAGGGATTGTATGCGTGAATCGCCGTCATCGCCTTCAACATGAGACAGATTCATTAAGTCTCTTGCTTCATTGATTGTTAATAATCCTAGTGGCAACAACTCTTTAATCACAGTCGCTTTTGATTTCGTGCTTGCATACTGCAAACGTGACGCTTCAAAAATAATACGGTTGCCGAATGCCTGTTCACGTTCTGTAAATATCTTATCTGTCAGTTCTGAGGATAACTGTATGGCGAATGGTTCTAGGTTCGATTCGTAAAAGGCTTGCCATTGGTCTTCACTGTAATTCCCCGTTACCATATCCTCATTAATACCTAAATAGTCGTATATCTTTTGTTTAACCGCTTGAATTTGTGGCGTCTCAATATCAGCCTCATTTAAACTCAATGGGACATAATCCAAAGTTGCATCTAATGGAATGACACCGCCGTTATTATCTAATGTCATATAATCGTTCATGAACTTGTCTTTGGCTTCTTTCAGCTTTTTAGGTGCTAATGTCTGATTGTATTTCAACAAGCCTCTGATTTGTGCTGAGTTCTTAATACTATTGCTTAAACCTTCTTGTTGCGTATAAGCAAGATTCAATGTATTCATAATAGCGTCGTTAGTATCACCCAAGAGTTCATTTGAATTGAAATGACGACGTAACACCGCAACCTCTGAATGATGAAAATGTACAATATCACCACTGTTAAATAGGAATTTCAAATACATTTCACCTGAACCGTCAACCACATACTCAACACTTGAAGGCGATAAAGGATACAGTCCGCTGAGATTACCTTTTGTGTCTTTTTGAATTAAGATAAAAGCGTTGTTGTATAAATAGTAATGTGTCGCTAATTTATATAAAAAGTCATATCCGCTCATATAAGGATTCGGACGATTGCTTAATATTCGATTGATTTTTGAATAGTTATCATCACGCATACCATTTGCGACATGCTTTCCGGATAACTTGGCAATGTGTCGGGCGATGGTATCAACTGCACTGCGATATATTTCATTGCTCCATGCGTCCCCGTTGAAACTGCCTAATGCGCGGAAGTTGCCGGTCAACATTTCATATTGTTTTGTTGCTTGTTGTTCTAATTGTTTGATTCCAAGTATCTTGTCTAACCACTTCGGCACTTTTTCACCTGCTTTCTATTAATAAGAACACTAGTTCTTTTTTAGTACATACGTTCGATTTATTTATCTAAATTATACCACACTAGGGTATGTAATGCTAGTTGTGGCAAGGGTTTGAGTAATGTTTATATATCTTCATAACTTTCAGTGTCTAGGTTATATTTCTTTATCATACCTGTATGAGTTGTTTCGCGAATTTCACCTGTGCTACTACTATCACAAAATGCAATTTCACCATTATTTTTTAGAGCTATACAAACTATGGGTGAATAAAATTTACCTTGTTCATCTTTCAATTCAACATACAGGTTTTCGGGTGCTGGCATTATTTGAATAAATTTATATTTTGATACATTAGGGTTTAACTTTCCTAAATTTTCGTAATTACACATTTCATTTCCTCCTTTTTTACTGGGACAGAATATGGGACAGAATTTTAAGGCTTCTGTCCCACCCTTTAGCCTTACTCTCACAAGGGATTTAGTAATTTCACATGGGGTGGGACAGAAAAAATCTGATAAACTTTTATATACATATGCTGTAAGGTATTTATTTAAATAAAAGTATTTTCTAAAAAAACTGTCCCACTGTCCCACCTGTGATTAAAAACATTGTCATATCAACAGTTGTGAGACTTTTTGAATATAAAACTTCTGTCCCACTTTGTGTCCCACATATAATGTATTAATTATAATAAACGTTGTCATATCAACAGTTTTAACAATTTTTCATTTCTCGATAGTTCTGTCCCACTTCGCGTCCCACATGTAACCTTTATATTTTCGTATACGATCTAACTCGATCACCCTCATCTAATAAACCGACATTGAAATAACCAATCTGTGAACGCAAATCATTAATTGAATAATAACGTGGTCTACCTTCTTTCCAGCTATTACCTAAATACTCTTTAAAGGATTTATGGAATTTTCTTTCGGATAAATGCAGAAAACCATTATTCTCACAAAAACTTTTATATTTGTCATAAACAATTGATTTAGGCACTTTGTCTATATTCCATGTATCAAACTCTTCTACTTTAAAATCATAAATCGGGTCGTTATCTTGCATGTATTCATCTAACATCTCATCTGAAACACTAGGTGTAATGAATTTTTTGAAATCTAAATTAATCGCTTTATATAAGATATATTCTAATACTCGCTTATCTTTTAAATATTCTTCTTTAATTCGAATGTTTTCTTTTTGTCCATTAAAATTTGCTTTAAAAGGCACAATCAATAATCTTCTAATAATTCCGTCAGTTTTATCTTTAAATTTAGGCATTCCATTGGTCGATTGTACAACAGTACATCTGAAAGACGCTCTGTAAGGTTGTCTATTCTTCACATTCACTAAAACATAATCACCTGTGACAACACTTTTAAAGTTAGATGAATCATCAATGTGAATACCTACAGGAACATCATCACCAATTACACAAGTTTTACCTTCAAGTACACTTAATTTAAATTCATGATCAAATTCATTAACTTTTAAGCTTGCTACATTGTCAGCACCAATTAAGTTTGAAAGCATTTCTTGGAATGTACCCTTACCATTGTTACCTTTACCTACTAAAAATATTGCTTTCTTTCTAGTGTAGTTACCATTTAAACTATCGTTGATAACTTGCCATAGTAGCGTTGACACTTCCATGTCACCACATGCAATTTCATCAAGCCAATTATCAAAATCCCAACCGTCTATACGTGGTGGTTTAGGTTCGCTTACATAATTGGTAGATATTTTAGTTGTGAATATATAATTGGGTGTGAAAGATTCCAACTTTTTTGTTTCTCTATTAAAAACACCATTATTTACTGGTATCAAATTAGGATTATTAGTTAATGGTATTACATCAGCTTTATTTTTTAGGTAATATATAATTTCCTCAGCTTTTTTCTCTGGGTGTTTGGGTTCTAGCCAAGAAATAATACGCTTTATAATACCGTAATTTTGGGTGTATATACCTTCACTACTTAAATACATTGCCAATTTTGAGTTTTCTTGAATATCTTCAATTAATATGAATTTCATTAAGTTGTCTAAAATAACCGCACACCTGTGTGAAGAAATACGATCAGGACATTTACCGCCTTTACCGTTTTCAGATTGTTCTTTTTCAAATACCTCTTTAATTCTTTGCCTTTCTTCTCGCCCGACGTTTTTTATCATTTCTTTTAACGATAGTGGGGAATGACTTGAATTAGGCTCATATACCGTACTTTGATGTTCAATTGCAGTATCAAGTTCATTTTCTCCCCATGTTGAATTACCTCTTTTGTCATACCATTTATTTGTTAAATTATTATAATTTAAAAAGATACGCTCCATTTGTTGCTTGTCTTTGCCAGTATAAAAAGCTAGATAGTGTAATAAACTTTGTACGGCTTCACTCGGGCTATCGAAATTAGCTTTCTCATATTCACCTTGTAATAATAATTTAATCTTTTTACCCGCCACAGAGTTGAGCATTAAATTAATGACCTCTTTATCTGTAAAAATGCTATGGTTATTCTCATTACTCACGTAACTTATTTTTATATCTGGTTTAAAATATCTTTCTACAATGTTATTAATGGTTACTTGTTCTTCGCATATTTCACTCTGTCCGATTGATTCCCCTGTAACTGTCATAAATCTTGATTTATCATACAATTCAATATCTAAATCGGTACGCTTTTTCTTACGCTCTTTCGGTAATTCACCTTTAAAGAAGCAATGAAGACCTGTACCGCTCGGACTTAATTCACAATATGTGAGTTGTACCATTTCATGAGCTAAATCTGTTTTTAACTCATTAGTTTCACGATCAACTGCGTTATCAATATCTAATACGATATATTCATCGTCATCACTTAATACAAAGCCGATACCGTCGTATTTATTATTTTGTTCATACAAAGTGTAAATAGGATTAAATAGTGTCCATGTATCTTTTTTAGTAGAGCTAGCACGGTAACCAGCAAAACTATATGGCACTTTGCTAAATTGTTGTTGTTTTTCGTTCCACTCAGCACGCCACAATACCCATTTTGGCAATTCTTTTAATTGCTCGGGTATTTCTAGCGTGTTGATTTCAATTATTTTGTCTTTCTCTTTAATTGCCATGTAATGCCTCCTTAATATTTTTTGGATTAACCCTTTGAAAACGAAATACAAAATGGTAAGATAAATATAGATTTATTATCCAAATCATACTTGTTTTCAAATTAAGTAATCCATCGTTTTTACGCGTTATCTGATTCAGTCGCCAAACTTTCGTCAGATAGCGCTTTTTCTAATTCCTTTGTATACATCTGCATTAAATCAATCGCTTGATTAATCTGAATACGATGTTCGTGATATTTATAACCATGAATTTTAACTTCTTCTTTGTTTAGCTTATGATTGTAATCGTGTATAAAATATTCTTGTTCAAACCACATGAATGTTGTAAGTAAGTCCTCAAACTTTCCTTTAATTAATTCAATTTCATTTAGTAAGTTAGCTATTTTAAAATTCATTATTCATTGTCTCCTTTGTTTTTAAAATTTTCATCTAATTGTTTCTTATGTTCATCGTACTCTTTTGAAAGACCTTCAAATATATCTATTTCATGGTGTAAATCCTCTATAATCATCTCTTTAAAATGCTCAAATGCTTTGATTTCATTTTCATCTGATAAATGTGTTGTTACATATAAGTTGAGAGATTGAAACATTTCATAATGTGCTTTTGCTCTCCCATATGCATGTCTGACTTCACCATACTTTATTGAAAATTCTTTCATTTCTTCTAATTTTTCTAAAATATCCATTTTAATTTTCCTCCACAATTTCAAAATTATTTTCAATCTGCTGTACCGCCCACTCAATAATTGATTCTAAATGTTTCTCACGGCTCACAGTTTCATACCATTCATTCACGCCATCTTTAATCTTATGTTTGTACTCAGTTGCTACATCATCACTTACTGCAATCAATGTATTGTAAATGTCATCAAGCACTTGTTTTTGTTGTTCGTTCATTCTTAACTACCTACCTTTTTCTTATTTTTAAGTTCTAAAATTCTGCTAATATCAAGCTCCATGCACGCAATATAAATATCTTCGCTGACTTCTGGAAAATGCTTTTTAAATACATCTGGTGCTATGTTGAGTAGTAAATTGTGGTCAGTATCCTTGATGTTGTACCAGTTAAGCACCGACTTCGTAATAATCACTTGTTGTTTCATGTTACTTACCTGCTTTCCATTTCAAATTTTTAAGGTCATTATTGCGATTATCCATCATTTGCGATGTGATACGATCCATAAATTCGTCAACATCTGACTTTTTGAATCGGTACGTGCTTCCTACTTTAAAGTAGCGCATTCCATTTTTAATAAGCAGATCCTCAATCGTCGGTTTACTTAAATTAAGATATTCCGATAATTCCTTGTAATTCATGAAATATTTTTGTCTTGCTAATTCGTCCACACGTTCATCAATTGCTTTTTGAAGCATGTCCCTAGCTTCTTGTTCGTCAATATCAATGTTGAACATGGTTTAAGCCTCCTTTTCTTTTAACATATTCATAAGTGCTTGTTTTGGCACTAAAATTTTACGCCCTAAACGAATACTTGGTATTTCTTTCTCTCTAATCAACTTGTACGTATGATGTTCATTCAAGCGTAATAATTCAGAAACTTCTTTGACTGTTAAATACATTTTGTTTTACCTCCTTTATTCCTAGAACACTTTTTTGTGTCCTTTTATCTTAATGCTATTCTACTACTTTAAAAATAACTTTGCAATACTTAAGTTTATTTTTTGTTTTCTGTGTGTTCTTAACATGTTATATTTATATTGAGGTGAAAAAAATGGAACACTTTAATCTAGGAAGTTTTTTAAGAAGAAAAAGAGAAGAAAAAGGATTGACTACTAGAGAGTTAGGTAAAAAAATAGGTTATTCGTATAGCTATATCGCTGGTGTAGAAAAAGGTCACAAAGTTAATCCTTCAGTTTCATTTCTTGAAAATTATATTTACGCAATATCGAAAAACATTTATGAAATAAGTCATATAAAAGAAGAAATATCCAAAGGAACAAAAGGGAAATACTACCCTGATTTTTTTAATGTTAAAAAAAAGTCAGTGCAAGAAATCGAAAGCAATCAAAGTATGATAAAAGCTATACTAAGCGAAAGTTCACCAAATGTAATGTTTTATGAAGAAAACGGCTTAATAATTGATAAATACTTTAAATTACCAATGAACGATGTTGCTTTTCATTTAAATGACAAGTACAACGAAAAATACTTTCGTAAAATAAAAATGACAGACGAAGATAGAAAATACATCTACAATTTAATAAACGAATATTTTATAAGAAAAGTACAAATACAACTCCAAGAAATAATGCATAATAAAAGAGATAAAAATATAGATGGAGAGGTAGCAGACAATTATATTAAAGAATATGAAGAATTGATAAAAAAGTTGAATGACCCTAACGATTTAAAATATTAAGTAGGTGACCACAATGGCAAGTTACGATCAACTCAGTAATAAAACATGGCGTTACCGCATCAGCACCGGTAAGAACCCTGTTACAGGCAAATATGAATATATATCTAAAACCGGCTTTAAACGTAAAAGCGACGCACGTAATGAAGCAGAAATGATAGAACGCCAATTAAGAGATGGCAGTTACATTGCGCCTTCTACAATGACATTTGAAGCAGTCGCTCAAGAATGGATAAAACACTATGCACTAGGCGTTAAAATAAGCAGTGTGAGAGCAAGAGAGCGTGGTTTGAATGTTGTGGTTAATCTTATCGGACATCGCCCTATACAAGCCATTACACGCTATGAATATCAGCAAGTAGTCAATGAGATTAGTGAGAAATACAGTAAGAATTATATAGACAGTATCTTAACCACATGCAATTTAGTTTTTAAGTATGCGTTGCATATGAATTTAATTCAGCAATTGCCGAACGAAGGCATAAGCAGAAAAAAGAAACCGAAGACAGTTGAAGAAATTGAGAACAATGATATATTTGAAAAGTTTCTTGAAAAAGAGGAATTGGAACAATTTTTATATACGGCCAAACATAACCATAAACCACAAGGCAGTTTTGAGTTGTTTTCTACTATGGCGTACTCAGGTTGTCGTGTAGGCGAAATGTTAGCTTTGAAGTGGTCTGATGTGGATTTTGAAGAAAATACAATACGTATAACTAAAACGTATTACAATCCCAACAATAATAAGCGTAAGTACCAAATACTCACGCCTAAAACTCAATCTTCTATACGTACAATTACATTAGATCCAATAATTATGGAGATGTTGAAAGACTATAAAGTAAACGTACAAGACAAGTGGAAAGATGAACTTTATAAAGATAATAACTTTGTGTTTACAGACAATAACGGTTATCCACTCAGTTTTAAACGTATTGCTTTATGGATACAAGCGATTATGTCACAACTAGACATTAAGAAAAACATTACAAGTCATTCCTTCAGATATAGCCACTGTGCCTTATTGATTGAGGCAGGTGTACACATTAAAGAGATACAAGAACGCTTAGAACATGCGGACATCAATACCACAATGAACGTTTATGCAAAGATTACAAAATCATATAAAAAAGATGCCTCCACAAAGTTCAGCAACTTCATGGAAAGCACCTCAAATAAATTATTCGAATAA